AATATTACAGTATGTGGGATGAAGAAGAAATTGTACTAGCCCCTCCTCCAGATGCTACTTATGAAATTCAGTTAAATTATATCTTGAAAGACCCTGGTTTGTCTGCTACAAATACGACTACATATCTAAGTCAAAATTTTCCCAATGGACTTTTATATGCTTGCCTTGCAGAGGCTTATGGGTTTTTAAAAGGTCCTGTTGACATGCTTCAGCTATATGATAATAAATATATAGAGGCGGTTAAAGGATTCTCAATTGAACAAATGGGAAGACGGAGACGGGATGAATACCAAGCAGGCGTTCCTCGAATAGGAAAACAATAGGAGATAAAGTATGGCTATAACACAAGCGATTGCAAACACATTTAAAAAACAATTACTAGAAGGAGACATGGAGTTTCAATTTGGTGGTGATAAATTTAAATTAGCTCTCTATACTTCTTCAGCAGTTTTAAACTCAGCAACGACTTCTTTTACAAGTACTGCACAAGTTCCTAATAGTGGAACATACGCTTCAGGCGGCGGAGCATTGGTACAACCAAATCCAAGTACGTCAGTTGCGTCAGGTGTTGCGATTGTTGATTTTAATGATTTATCATTTACCGGTGCAACAATTACTGCAAGAGGAGCTTTAATTTATAATACTTCTTCAGCTACAACAAATGCAGCTGTTGCAGTTTTAGATTTTTCAACAGATAAAATTAGCACGAGCGGAACTTTTACAATTGTTTTTCCAGCATTTACTACGTCAGCAGCTATATTAAGAATCTCTGGCTAACAAGGAGGTTTTAAATGGCAGGATGGAATGGTAATTATACTTGGGGCACAGGTGCCTGGGGATTAGGACAAGTTGATGTATCTGTAAATCTTACAGGTTTTAATTTAACTACTAACGAAGGTGATCCAACAGTAGCCCTAGGTGTAGACGTTAATGTAACAGGTCAATTATTATCTGCAAACTTAGATGATGTATCGATTACCGCAGATGCAAACGTTAATCTAACTGGTCAAGAATTAACGGTTCAAGAAAATACTCCAAACATTATTACAGATGTAAATGTTAATTTAACTGGACAACAGTTAAGTTGGACATTTGGTACTTACTCTGTTTCAGCAGGTGGTAGTGTTAATATTATTTCAGGTGGAGAGCATGAACTTGATTTAAATATAGGAACAGTTTCAATTACAGCGAACGCTGATGTTAACTTAACTGGAATTAATTTAACTGCTACAGAAGGAAATGTTACAACTACTGCAGGTGCTGAAGTAAATGTAACCGGTCAAGAATTAACGGTTCAAGAAAATGACGTAGAGGTTACAGGAAATGCAGATGTTTTTGTAACTGGAATTAATTTGACAGTTGCAGAAGGAATATTTAAAACAATTATTTGGAACCCCGTAAATACGGGCTCAGGGACAACTTATACCAATATAAATACAGGTACAGCTAGCAGTTGGGCAGAAGTCAACACAGGTACAACTTCACCTTGGAAAGAGGTTGCTTGACAATAATGTCTAAGTTTATTACTATCTAACACTTTAAGGAATATAAAATATGGCAAATTCAACATCAGCAAATTTAAAACTAACGGTTCAGGCGACAGGTGAAAACTCTGGAACTTGGGGTCAAATTACAAATACAAACTTACTTATTTTAGAACAAGCAATTGGTGGTTATGATGCAGTTGGAGTTACAACTGGAGCAACTTTAGCTTTTACAAATGGTGCCCTATCTAATGGTAAAAATAAAGTTTTAAAATTAACTGGAACTATCGCTGGAAATGTAAATGTAATAGTACCGGATGGAATTGAAAAAACCTACGTTATACAAAATGCAACTACAGGTGCTTTTACAGTGACTGTTAAAACAACCTCTGGAACAGGCCCTACTTTTGCAGCCACAGACAAGTCTAATAAACTTGTATATTCTGATGGAACTGATATTATAGAATACAGTGATAATTTATCAAACGTCGCAAGCAACGGTTTTGCTGTTGCTATGGCAATAGCCCTTTAGGAGAAAAAATATGGCACAAGATTTTACAAGATATAGCGCACAAGCGACCAATAGTGCGGTAACTGTATTTACAGCAGATTCAAATGATGCTGTTATTGGAGTAAGAGTTACAAACACAACAGCTGCAGCAATTACAATTGATGTATGGGTTTCAGTAACAGGATCGACAGACAGATACGTTGCAAAAGATTTAAGTATTCCACCAGCAAGTTCCATTGAGCTTGTAACAGGTGGCGCTAAATTTGTAGTGCAGAATACAGATGTATTAAAAGTACAAAGTGATACTGCAACGTCAGCTGATGTTTATGTTAGCGTTGTTGATTCAATAAGTGGATAAGGAAAATAAATGGATAGTTTATATAGTACTACTTACATTGGTAACAAACCTGGGTCACAAGATCTCTATACTCATGCAGAGACAATAGATAATATTTTAACAATTGAGTCTGCAGTTCTAGCAGGACCAGTAACATTCACAGAAACCGTAACCGTAACAGGAACTTTGGTAATTGTATAATGAGTGAAATAAAAGTAGATAAAGTAAGTCCAAGAAGTGGTACTTATGTTTCTTTAAATACAGTTGGTATGAAGAACATCATCATCAATGGTGATATGAGTTTGGCTCAAAGATCAACTTCTGTTACTGGGATTACTGGAAGTGGTTATTATACAGTTGATAGATTTCAAATAGGTAGTGCAGGTTCATCTGGTGGTACATTTACAATGTCACAAGATACTGATGTACCAACTGGTCAAGGTTTTGCAACATCATTAAAAATGGATTGTACAACTGCTGATGCAAGTTTAGGTAGTTCAGATGCATTAAGAATAAGTCAATATATTGAAGGTCAAAATTTACAATATTTAAAAAAAGGAACAGCAAACGCTGAAAGTACAACTCTTTCATTTTGGGTAAAATCAAATAAAACAGGAACTTATATTTCTGAATTAAGAGATATGGATAACGCAAGAGCAATAAGTAAATCTTACACTATAGATGTTGCTGATACTTGGGAAAAGAAAACTTTAACTTTTGCTGGAGATACATCTGGTGCTTTTGATAATGATAACAGTACAAGTTTAAGATTAGCAAATTGGTTATATGCTGGAACTGATTATACATCAGGTACTTTACAAACATCTTGGGGAACTTTAACAGCAACTGATAGAGCAGTAGGTCAAGTCAATCTTGCAGATAGCACATCAAACGATTTTTACATTACAGGAGTACAATTTGAAGCTGGAACAACTGCATCTGATTTTGAGTTCTTGCCTGTTGATGTTAATTTAGCTAGATGCCGAAGATATTTTGAAACTAATTTTGCTATAGGTACTGCACCTGCTAATGGTGTAAGTTATACATTCACAGATTTTTATAGTGATTTAACTGCTTTTACAGCAACACAGGCTAGAATAACTGTTCCTTTCAAAGTTACAAAAAGAGCCACTCCAACTATCACTTTATTTAACTTAACAGGATTAGGTGCTGGAACAACTGCTGGAAAATGGCAATTATATGATGGTGGTAGCTGGACAGAATCTTCAGGAGCAACTGCAGCAGATGAAGTAAGAAATGGTACTGTTCAACTTAATATAACAGATAGTTATACTATTGGTAGGTCTTATTTGGTAGGTGGTGGGTTTACAGCAAGTGCGGAGTTATAATTATGATTAGAAATTTTACATCAGTTACTAAATACTATGATATTATAAGTAATAAATTTGTTACTTATAAAGTTTTTGAAAATGGTGTTACATCTTTTGTACCACTAGACGAAGCAAACACAGATTACCAAGCAATTCAAGAATGGATAGCAGATGGTGGAACAGTAATAGATAATGGGGGTGGCGAATAATGGCATCAATATTAAAAGTAGACACGATCCAAGATCAAAGCGGCAATAACATTATTAATGAAAATGCTGATACGATCACGATTGGGGCATCAGGGGATACGATTAATGTTGTAGGGACATTACAAAACAATGGTGCTGCTGTTGGTGGAACTAACACTCCAGCTTTTATGGCTACATTAAGTTCAGCACAAAATGTTTCTGACAATACTAATACTAAAGTATCAGCAAATACAGTACTTTTTGATACAGATAGTGCTTATGATAATTCAACTAATTATAGATTTACACCACAGACAGCAGGAAAATATTTTGTTTTTGGAAGTGTATTTTGCGATCCACAAACTGCAAGTGATTTAGTATATGGGAGAGCATATCTTTATAAGAATGGCTCACAAGTTAAAGCAACAACAATAGATTTTAGAAATACTGCTGGTAGAGAAGTGGTTGTATCAGTAAGTGTAATTGTAGACATGAATGGTTCCACAGATTATGTTGAATTATTTGGTAATGTTAATGCTAGTGATGGTGCTGGTATGCGATTTGGAGCAACAGACAGTTTTTGGGGAGCATACAAAATTATAGAATAGGAGATTAATTATGACACAACTTTCAACTAAAATAAAATTATATGTAGGTTCAGAAGTAGATTTCACAAAAGATGTTTTACTTCAAGACGATAGTGATGGTAAAGGTGCTTACATTAAAGAATGGAATTTATCTATTGCTAAACCTACAATAGCACAATTAGACGCTTATGAGGCACAAGCTACTACTTATGAAAATAATCAAAAAATAATTGCTACTAGAAAATCAGCTTATGGCCCTTGGGACAAGCAGCTTGAAGAAATTTACGATAATGGTATAGATAGCTGGAAGGCAAGGATCACACAGATTAAAACAGATAACCCAAAGGAAACTGAATAATGAGTAAACTAGAAGTCGATGCAATAGAACCTCAATCAGGAACCACTTTAACTATTGGTGCGAGTGGGGATGTCGTTACATTAGGTAGTGGAGCAACTATCAAACTAGATGGTAATTATCCTGTAGGCACAAATAACGTTGCTTTAGGAGATGCCGCATTATCTAGTGGAAGTTTAACTGGTGGAAACAATACAGCTATTGGTAGAGAATCTTTATTAGCTAACACAACAGGTATAGAAAACGTAGCAGTTGGTAGTGGTGCTTTAACAACTAATACAACAGGAGTAAATGGAACTGCTGTAGGTAGTGACGCATTAAAACTTAATACAGGAGATAGTAATTCAGCATTTGGTAGAAGAGCATTATGTACAAACTCAAGTGGTTCTGCTAACGTAGCATTGGGAGTTAATGCTTTATTATCTAACACAACAGCAAATGATAATGTAGCAGTTGGAAATGCTGCATTAACAACAAATACAACAGGTACTTGTAATGTTGCAGTTGGTAGAAGTGCTTTAAAACTTAACACAACAGCCTGCTATAATACAGCAGTAGGTGCAGAATCTTTAAGTTCTAACACAGAAGGTTGTTTTAATGTTGGTTTAGGTAATTTTACTGGTTATTCAACCACAACAGGTTGTATGAATATTGCTGTAGGTAATAGTTCTTTATATACTAACACAACAGGTGAGTGTAATACTTCTTTAGGTTCAGCGGCAATGCTTTTATCTACAACAGGTAGTTATAATACTGCAGTAGGAAGAAATTCTTTAAGAAGTAATACAACAGGTGGAGAAAATACAACAATAGGAAATGGTGCTGGTTGTAATATTACAACAGGTACTAATAATACATTACTTGGACATGAAGCTGGAACTGATGCTGTGGCTAATGTAGTAGCAAGTAATGGCAATATTGTTATAGGTAATAATTATTCTGCAAGTGCTAAAATAAAAATTGATTGGACAGTAACTTCTGATTTAAGAGATAAAACAGAAATAGAATCTGTTCCTCATGGATTAAATTTTGTTAATCAAATAACACCAATTAAATATAGATTTAAAACTTCAAGAGAAAACGACACTCCAAGTGGAGTAACTAGATATGGATTTAAAGCACAAGAAATTCTTGCACTTGAAGGAGAAAATCCAGTTCTTGTTAATAATGAAGATACAGATAATTTAAAATTAACAGGTGCTTATTTAGTTCCTGTATTAGTTAATGCAATCAAAGAACAACAAACAATCATAGAAGATTTAAAAACTAGAATAGAAACTTTAGAAGGTTAAATGTTAAACACATATGTTGTAGAGGGGGGTGTTGGTAAGTGTACTGCATTTACTTCATTAATTCCTAAGTTAAAAGAGAAATCAGAAATACAAATATACACACCTTACATTGGTTGCTTTGCAAGTAATCCAGATGTTAAATTAGTTTTAGAACAAACACTTCCTTTGCAAGACGCAAGGATAATGGCATCAGATAATATCTTTTACTGTGAGCCTTACAAATCAAATTTTCAATTTGGTAAGCAACATATTATTGAAAGCTACTGTGAACATCATGGTGTTGAATATGATAAATCTATGTTGCCTAAATTATATACGACACATCATAAAGATAGTGTTAAAGAATGGCTGACTAAAAATGAGATTGGTAAATACATCATGATTCAATTCTCTGGTGGACAACCTCAAATGGGTTTTAATGCTAACAACCAATACACAAACATAAATCCCAATAGAAATTACCAACCTTTCTTAGCACAGCAAGTCGTTAATATGTTGAGAGAAGAATATAAAGACACAACAATAATTAATTGTGTATTACCTAATGAGCCACACTATAATGATACTATTAGATGTGATTTACATTGGACACAGCTACATGAAATGTTGAAAGACGCAGAAGGCTTTGTAGCTATAGATAGTTGCTTAAATCATTTTTCGCCATCATCAAATAAACATGGAGTAGTTATTTGGGGTTCAACAAGGTGGACACAATTTGGTTATTCACACAATAAAAACCTACAATTTCACATGAAAAATAATTGGGATGAAACAAAATATCTTGAAAGTGATCCTAGAAATGTTATGGTAGAGCCTAAATTAATACTTGATGAATTTAAAAAACTTGATAAAACAAAACCAGTTGCGTGTGCAACTAAATAGGAGATAAATATGAGTGAAGAAGTAAAAACAGCAGAAGAAATTTTACAAGATTACACAGCTATGGGTCATTCAGTTGAATTAATCAATGGTATTATTGATGGTTCTAAAATGGCAGATTATGAAGCAGAAGATAAACAATCAGCTGTTGACAGAAATGTTGAACACCTAGAATTAATGGTTGCTAAAGATTTTTGGACAAATGAAGATATGACAGCAGTTAATTCAGCTATTCAATCTGGCAATACATACATAGGATAATACTTCCTAGCACCCAAAACCCTCTAGATATTTAACTTTATCTTAGAGTCAAAACGGTTTATAAAGGCATATTATGCTACAAAAACTTAATTTCAAACCGGGTTTCAATAAACAAGCCACCGAATCAGGTGCAGAATCTCAATGGGTTGATGGTGATTTTGTTAGATTTAGATATGGTCTACCTGAAAAAATAGGGGGTTGGTCACAACTTACCGGTTCTAATAGAACGTTACCAGGTGCAGCACGTTCACAACACACTTTCCTATCATTAGCGGGCGAAAAGTACGCAGCAATTGGTACGTCGCAAGGTTTATTTTTATATTATAACCAACAATTTTATGACATCACTCCCTTAGATACAGCCATCACAGGAGCAACTTTTGATGCTACATCAGGTTCAGCAACGGTTACTGTTAATAAAACAGCTCATGGTCTAGAAGATGGACGATATGTAAAATTCTCTAGTGTAACCGTTCCAACAGGATCGGGTTATGCAACAACTGATTTTACCGATAACACCTTTGAAATTACAAATGTTACAGTTAATGCATTTGATATTACGATGCCCTCAAATTCAGCGGCTACAACATCAGGCACAGGTTCAGCACAAATTGATCCTTATGTTATTGTGGGTCCAACTTTTCAAACTGCTAACTTTGGTTGGGGTACTTCTTACTGGGGAGATTCAACTTGGGGAACAGCAAGAACTACAACAAGTGTAGTATTAGATCCAGGTTTATGGTCACTAGATAATTTTGGTCAAATACTTACTGCAACTATTATAAATGGTAAAACATTTACTTGGGACGCCGGAGCCGTTGGTGCAAGAGACACTAGAGCAACAGTTATGGCTAATGCACCCACTAAAACTAGATTAACTCAAGTTTCAGATAGAGATAGACACGTATTTCATTTTGGTACAGAAACAACTATTGGAGATCCAACGACACAAGACCCAATGTTTATAAGATTTTCAGATCAAGAAAACTTTAATACTTATCAACCAACAGCAACCAATACCGCAGGAACGTTTAGATTGGATAAAGGTAATGTGATTGTAGGAGCTGTATCCGGTAAAGATTATACATTAGTATTGACCGATTCATCCGCATACGTTATTCAATATGTGGGTCCACCCTTTACTTTTTCTGTAAGACAAGTAGGTACGAATTGTGGTTTAATTGGTCAAAACGCTTTAAGTTATTCTAACGGTGTTGTCTTTTGGATGTCGGGTGAAGGTGGATTTTTTATGTATGACGGTACGGTTAAAATGTTACCTTGTCTTGTTGAAGACTTTGTATTCACAAACACAGGAAATAACTTAGGAGTTAATTATAGTTCTAGTCAATTAGTTTACTGTGAACACAATACTTTATATAATGAGATAAATTGGTTTTATCCAAAAGCAGGATCAACTCAAATTGACCGATTGGTTACTTATAATTATGGTGAGGATTGTTGGACAACATCATCTTTAGCTAGAAGTTCTTACGCTGATCAAGGTGTGTTTAACCTACCCTATGCAACCGATTATGGTAGCACTACAACCCCTAATTTTCCAATACAAGGAATAACTAATAAGTACGGTGCATCAACCTACTATGCTCAAGAAACCGGAACCGATCAAATTAATAGTAGCGGTACAACTTCTATAGATGCTTTTATTTTATCTGGAGATTTTGAGATAACTAATAATAATAATATAGCGGATTTTACAGGTGACGGAGAATATATAATGTCCGTTAAAAGATTTATACCCGATTTTAAAATATTAACCGGTAATTCAAAAATTACTTTATATTTAAATGATTACCCAAGTGAAACAGCAGTGAGCTCTTCTTTAGGACCCTTTACAATCAGCACTACTACTGATAAAATAGACACACGTGCACGAGCAAGATTTGTATCGATTCAAATAGCTAATGACGCTGTGGGTGAAACTTGGCGTTATGGTACACTGAGACTTGATGCAAGACCTGATGGAAGAAGATAATGGCTAAAATAACTGCATACATACCTGAACCAAAACAAGATTATGAAGTAGAAAATCAAAGACAAATTCTACAGTCTTTAAATACTTTAAAAGATGAATTAAATTTTTCATTTCAAAATGATTTAAAAGAAGAACAAGATACCTATAATTATTTTTTATCCTAATGACTATACAATATAGAAACGAAACTTTTGATCTGACTACTACTAATGTGACCACAGTGTTGACTGTTACTACGTCTTCTGTTGCAATAGTTAAAACAGTTCAAGCAGTGCATGACACGGCTAGTGCTGTCGATACTGATTTATTTATTAGAAAAAATGGAGCAGGTGCAGATGTTCAAATTAGCCATGAGTCATTAAATAAAGAAACAGTTAACATGTTAAAAAACACCTTGAATTTAGAAGCAGGAGATGTTATAAAAATGCAAGCAGGAACAGCAAATGAAATATCAGGTATTGTTAGTTATGCTTTAATAGACAGGTCACAGCAAAATGGATAAAGATATATTAAAAATAAATTGTACAACTACAGTGATTATTAGAAATACTAAAACCAATAAGGTATATAAAGACGAAGCAGAAAGAGATGCGGATATAGTAAATCCAAACACTATAACAACTGCAGCAGATATTGCTCAAGATGTTGAAATACAAGTGTCACCGAAAGGACTAAACGTTTTACAGAAAGTAATGAATCAAAATAATGACAAACCAAAATCCTAAAGGCGGAACAGAGATACAGTTTGAATATTTAAAAAAATACGTTGATCCTAAGTTATTGGATCAAGTTGAAATTTGTACATCTGTCCCTGAGAAAATTCCATTACATCCCACAAAGTTAAATATACTTTGGCAAAAAAATTCATACGATCAACCTAATATAGCCCCTTGGATGAGTGATAAATCCAATCATCATAAATATGATTGGTATGTATTCAATTCTCATTGGAGTCATGAAAAATTTAGAATGATGTATAATATACCTAATCATAAATGCATTGTGATAAAAAATGGTTTAGGCAAAGATATAAAACAAGCTGCTCCTTACAAACAAGGACAGCCTCTTAAAATTATACATCAAAACACACCCTGGAGAGGACTTTCAGTTTTACTAGGTGCAATGCAACTTGTTAAAAACCCTTTAATTACTTTAGATGTTTATTCATCAACAGAAGTATATGGTAAGAGTTTTTATGAAAAAAATGAGAAGGACTATGAATCTTTATACGAACAAGCAAGAAACTTACCTAATGTTAATTACATTGGATATAAACCCAATGATTATATTTTAGACAATTTACATAACTATAACATGTATGTTTACCCGAGTATCTTTGAAGAAACTTCTTGTATATCTTTATTAGAATCTATGGCCGCGGGCCTATATTGTATTACTACCAACTATGGAGCTCTATTTGAGACCGGTGCAGAATTTCCAATGTACATACCTTATGATGAAAATTACAGAGGATTAGCTGAGAAATTTGCTTATGGCATAGAAGCAGCAGCTAAAACTATACATGACAAAAGTATTATTAATCATCTCGATTCTCAATCGAGTTATGCAAAAATTTATTACGGGTGGCCTAAGCAAGCATCTTCTTGGACTAAATTTTTAGAAGGAGCAATACAGCATGGGAAAGCCTAACGAACCTATATGGTTTAACGAAAACAAAGTCACTACACTTAATGCAGACACTTATCAAACGATAAAAACAAACAAAGTAGACTCAGGTACAGAGGTTGTAGAAATAAATTTAGGACGTTCTCCCCATAAAATTATGGTATGTACTCCCTGTCATAGCGATGTAAGTATGCATTACACTCAAGCGGTTTTAAAGTTTCAAATGGAGTGTTGGCAAAAAAAAATAATGGTAAGTTTTACTTTATTAAAATCCTCACTAGTAACACAAGGAAGAAATTTATGTGTAGCAGAAATGTTGAATGGTCCTGAGAATTACACTCATTTATTGTTTATAGATTCTGACATAGATTTTAAAGCAAACACTATTTTTAAAATGCTTGAAAAAGATAAAGATATTATATCATGTCCTTACCCTATGAAAGATTTAAATTGGGACAAGATGTGGAGAAGAACTACTATTAAAGAAAACGCTGTTACAAACGCCGAAGAATTAGCTACAGCAGGGCACACTTTTCCAGTTAAAGTAAAAGATCCTCACTCAATAACAGTAGATAAAGGAGTTGTTGAACTTACTCATGCTCCTACGGGATGCATGTTAATTAAGAGAGAAGTGTTTGATAAGATGATTAAAGCTTATCCTGAACTAGAAATTTTCCAACCTACTATCATTAACGGTAAAGAAGTCAAGAAAGACAATATGTATAATCTTTTTGACACTTTGCATGATACTAAAACTAAACGTTATTTTGGAGAAGACTTTGGTTTCTGTCAAAGATGGGCAGATATAGGTGGCAAAGTATATGGTTACATAGATGACTATATTACTCATGTTGGAGACCATCAATATAAAGGTCGTTTTAGAGATGAT